TTCATTTGTATCGTTAGGTGATTTATATGGATAGATACTAGAAATTATTGGGTTTGATACATCAATATTACTAATAGGAATAAAGATTGATACTCTAGCGTTTGGTAATCCAAACCCATTGTTTGCCGTTACTCTTCCAACAATAACTCCATAATCAGCACAACTTCTATTATAAACATCTTCTTGTTGTAATGTTAAAGATAAAATCTCTAATTGTTCAAACTCTTGGTCTAATTGTACGTTGATTGTTTTGTTAATACCTAACTCAGTCCTTATTCTATATGATTGACCCATTAATACCTTTAATTAATAAATAGTTTATGTGGGATTTTTAAAATGAACACACACAATTAAATAATAATCTAAAGAAAAAATAAGTGAACTTGTTAAGAGAAAGTAATCGATTGGAAGTTTTTAACTGAAACTTTAATATCTTTACCAGGGTACCTAATTTGATAAACTTGTGATGGTTGCGCAAATATAGTATCATCAACTGGCCCAATAAGTTTTACTGCCGGGTCTGAATACTCCATAGATGTTTCTGCAGATGAATACTGACCTCCAACTTCATTAAATATATCTAATGTTGACACGGTTAATACCCCATTTGTATTTTGAATAATACTTCTAAGTTCTGATAAATAGACATTTTGGCCTAATTGTCTTGTTTGAGGGTTAAAATATGTTGATACTTTATCAATAACACTTGAAATAACTTGTCCTGAGTTTTGAGCGGAATCTAAAACAATTGCAACATCAACACTCAAATCAATAACTTCAGCACTGAATATAGAAATATAATCATTCATCATTCGGTAATTTGATAAATAATTTGCAATGTTTTGTCTTAAAGTATTTGAAACAATGTTTGTTAATTTACCTGAAGTATCAAAAGATAATATTTGAATTAAAATTTTATTATTATTTTCGGTAATAGAAACTTTAGCGGGTGCACCAAATTGGGACGGCATGTTTCTAATAATTGATTCATAATCTTGTACTGTTACTGCCCTTTTTTGTGCTGAAAAATTAAATGAAACGTAATTTCTAATTTCTTCCAATGAGGGAATTCCCGCTCCACCAACAGCTGCCGTGACATTTACACATCTTAATGAATTAACTACAGTAGAGTTTGTTGTTTCAGAAGGCCCATTAACATAAAAAGATATGGTACCTAATTGATTAATTACATTTGAACCTAAATTTGTTGCTAATCCACCACCAACTCTATATTGAATAAACAATGTTGAATTTGGAGATAATGCCGAACCTAATGAAAAATTATTTGAGTATTTTTGAAGTTCTAATGTGGTACCTAAAGTTGTGAATTGGTTTAATTGGTCTTGAGCAGTGTTTGTTCCTCCACCAAATGTCATTTTTTTAAATCCTTCAGGTGTAAATTCCGTAATAAATCTATTTTGTGTTTGAATGTATTTTCCAACTTTAATTCCAGGTTGGTCGGAAACTTTTGTTAAGTCTTCAATAAAAACTCGGTCTTCCGCCAAAGCATCTACCTCATACCATTTATTATCTAAACCTAAAAACTCTGCAGTTGTCGGTGTATTTGTATATTGTGTACCATTTTTTAATATGACACTTGTAATACCTAATACGTTCTTTTCTGGTAGAAATAATTCAAAGAAAGGTTTAACATCATTTGCACCAATAACTCTTTTAAATACTTTTGTTATACCATTAACAACAACTTCTCTTTTTGTAATAGTATAATTAACTAAAATATTATTAGAATTAAAGTTTGGAATTTTTAGTCTATTTGGAAACCCTTGGGAATTATATGGTGAAGCAAAATCAATATCATTAACATTTTCAAATACAATTCCAGCCCCGACAACTTGTGACCCTCTTGTTAATATTCCAAGATATCTTTCATCTTCTTTATCACCAAAAGCAGGAACTGTAACTGAAAAATCAACCAAAGAAACTGAAGGTCTTTGACCTGGTAATTTTAATCCGTAAGTTCTAGCGATATTATATATTGATGACCTTTGTTGTGCATATTGTAATACTGTTTCCTGAATACTTCGGTCAATATTATAATGTAAGTTGTCAGCAATTGCAGCATTTAAATCAATAAATACGGAAAATATTGAAGCGTCATTAAAATCTTGGATTAAGTCAGGATAGTAAGTTTTAGTATAATTTAAAAGTTCTGTCCTAATTGACTGATAATCTCTTGTTGCGTATGATATTTTATTATTTGCCATTTATATTAAATATTAATAATAACAAAATCACTCTGTGCGTATGTTGAGCCGTTTGTTGAGTAATCTAATCTTATTTTTGCGGTGTATTCAGAAGTTCCTTTACCCGGAAATCTGTAAATTGATGATTCACTAGTTCCCACAAAATTTTGACCTGTTGCAATATCAACTTCTTCTTCTGGGTCTGCAGGTAATATACTTAAACTATTAACTAATAAATTTGGCATAAAATTTTCAATAGCGTCTCTTATGTCAGATTCAATTGCAGTAAAAGTAACACCATCAAATGGTTCAAAAATAAATTCATATAATCTTGTACCAAATTGCGGTAAAAAGTATCGAGAACCTCTTCTTGTTAACAATAAATGTATTAAGTCCGCTTTAATTTCTTGGGATTGTAGTTCAGTAAGTTCTAAATAATCCCCTCGTCTAGAATCTCGAAAAGGGAAATTAATACCATAAGTAACACCATTTGCCATAACTATAAATATAGTACTATCTATTTTTCTTTAAATAGATTAAAAATGAAAAATCCCGACACGTCGGGATTTATAATTAAGAGCTACACCCAAAACATTCAAAAGGACTATCTTTAGGTTTTGTGTTTAATTCAATTATTTCAACTTTTGGTATTTCAATCTTAACATTAGGTTTTGATATTTTTGAAACATCAACCGCCAAGTGTTTTGCTCCTGTTGAAATCGCTTTAGTTCTAACATAATAACATAAAGTTTTTAATCCTTTTTCCCATGAATGGAAATGTGATGAGGTAATTTTAGACAATGTTGGATTTGCCATATAAATATTCATTGATTGTGATTGGTCAATAAATGGTGCTCTATCTGCCGCCATATTAATCAATTCTTTTTGTGAAATTTCCCAAATTGTTTTGTATTTACTAATCAAGTATTCTATACGTTTAACTTTCTTAGTATAGTTTTTATCCTCAGTGTCAAGATGGTTATTAAAGTTAATGTTTTGAATTGAACCTTCATTTAAAATGATTTCATTTTTTAATTCTTCACTCCAAATACCAATCTTTTCAAAATCATTAATCAAGTATTTGTTCACAATCATTATTTCACCACCAACAACTCGTCTATTAAAAAGAGCAGAATGTGCGGGTTCTGTCATTTCAAACGAACCTGTAATTTTTGCTGAAGACGCTACAGGCATTTGAGCGGTAAATAATGAATTACAAACACCATAATTTTTAACGTTTTGTTTTAAATCGTTCCAAGGCCATCTACCTGAAAGGTCATCTTCATTTAATCCCCACATATCAAATTGAAATACTCCTTTAGACATAGGTGAACCCTTGAAGTGAACGTATGGTTCGTATTTACCTTCCATACATAATTTATTACTTTCGGTGATTGCCGCAAAATAGATAGTTTCAAAAATCGCTTTGTTTAATTTTTTAGCTTCTTCAGATGTAAAAATGTAATCCATTAAATAGAATACATCGGCCAATCCTTGAGTTCCAATCGCAATTGCTCTTTGGTCTAATCCACCTTTTTTACCTTTTTCAGTTGAGTAACGATTGATATTAATAACTTTATTAAGTGCTCTAACAACTTTTCTAACTTCATCATAAAGTAGGTTAAAATCAAACTCACCCTTTTCAATAAAGTTTTTTAATACCATTGAGGATAATGTACAGATTGCTGTGGTTTTCTCGTCAGTATATTGGTAAATTTCATTACAAAGATTTGATTGTTTAATTACACCAATGTTCTGATGGTTTGTTTTTTTGTTAGCACTATCTTTAGAACATAAGTAAGGAACACCTGTTTCAACTTGTGACTCAACAATCTTAGTCCAAACATCTTGAGCTTTAACTTTTTTACCAAGACCTAATTCAACTGCCATGTTGTAGTTGTTTT